AATCAATGGGAAGTCTTACAGGTTTCCCAAAGGCCCATTCGGGCGCGTTTTCGAGCTTGGCGTCCGCGGTAAAACGCGGAAGATGGCCCATCAGGTGTGGCAGGCTCTGATTGCGTACACTCGGTATCGTTACAAGCCGGGCGTCGTGACCCACGTGCAGTGGAAGAAATTCTCTACCGCTGTGCGTAAGGATCTGCCGTCGAAATCCCAACTGCGCGAGGCACAAGTGCTTCTATCGCAAGGCCTACCTACCCTGGGTAGGTTCCATGGAGTGCTTGGGGACCCTAAGCCCATTATCTCTTTCCAACCACGAGAGGGAAAGACCGTTCCAACTCTCGCACGTGTGACGCTGCCGGAGAAATCCGCGCTGCTTAGGCAACTACAGCAGTTCTTCGACTATAACCGTATCCCGGAGGAAGTTGCTCCCCTCCTGGAGAAGGTTGCCGAGGGAACCAAGTACGTGCGAGGAAAACAATGGGGTACCCACAAAGAAGGATTGAGACCCTTCGGGTATGTGGGGAATATCGGTCTCTTACAAGAGCCCGGTCTGAAGCTGCGCGCTGTGGCTAACCCTAACAGGGTGTTGCAGTTAGCGCTGGAGCCATTGGGGCGTTCTCTTTTTAAGTGGTTGGCTACGCTTCCGGAAGACTGTTGTTACCACCAGGAAACTGGAGTATACGACACGCAAGGGTGGTTAACTCAAGGGAAGAAAGTCTATTCCTTTGATCTGAGCAATGCGTCAGATGTGATTCCTCTATCACAGTTAATCGGGATACTTCGGGCGGTGAACGTACCGGAGTGCCATTGGAAACTTTTGTATCTGGCCTCAACCGGCACTTGGCTAGTGCCCATAAAGTCGTCAGTGCGTGAGTCAATCCAATTACGCTGGAAGCGCGGGACGCCATTGGGTTTATTCCCATGCTTTGCCCTGTTCTCTCTGTGGCACCACTGTCTCGTGAGAGGCATCTGTGTGCAGGAGGGACGTTTAGACTTTCCCTACCGCATACTGGGAGATGACATTGTCATCGCTTCACCAGAGGTGGCGAAAGAGTATCAGCGCATAATGGGTGTTATCGGGATCGACATATCCATGGACAAATCCATCGAATCGGACAGAGTTGCCGAGTTCGCTGGGCGTGTCATCACGAGAGGAGCAATCCTCCATGGACTTAAGTACGGAGATGACAGTTTGGATAACTCATTTCTTGAACAAGTTAAAAACTGCGGTCCCCGCGTTATCCGATACCTGTTGCCTAAGCAAAGGCACGTTGCGAAGTGGCTTTCCTATGCCGCTCCGCCGGTTGGTTTCGGATATAACCCCGAGGGCATTTCCTATGGCGAGCGCCTGGCGAGAGCCATGGCGTGGGAGCTATCCGCTCCCCGTAAGTCTTCACGGGAGATGGTCGTCCAGATCCAAACGGTTTTTAGGAACTGGTACGCTCACGCGCACCGGGAGTCCCCGTATGGCCGTTTTGGGGCGGACCCAGGTTACTCAATTGGCCTGGACCCGGACGTCATCGACCAGATGACGTCTAGAGCTTTCTACCGGGGCGTGCCTATTCAGGCATTTGCCGGCAACCTCGATCAGGTGCTGGAGTTCCAGTCCATGGAGGAGGCTCTTAAGGGATCAGCACGTATGCTGATGCGGTTGATTAGGGCCGAAAAGCCCGAAGTCATAGACCATCCTTTTAATAAGCCGTTGATACAAAGTCTGTACCCCCGGTTGCTTCGCGCTCGGGAATTGCTCCCCGAGTGCTTGGTGTGGGTGTATCAAAACACTCCATACCCAATCGGATCGGATGTCGACACTAGTCCATG